ATGACGAGCTTTTTTAAAAATAAAATAATAAAAACTTTTAAACATGACTATGTTGCATAAAATAAAGGTTTATTATTATATTAATAAAGTATAGTATAGTAAAAGTTAGGAGAAAGTAGAATGGAAAATACAAAACAAGCAACTGTATATGTTGTACAAGATTTTGGCACTAAGAATATATCTGGTGCTAGAAAATTTGGTAATATTAAAGTTTTACTTCCACCCAACAGACAAATCGTTTTAAGTTCTGCTCCGACAGTCGCAAGACTAAGGGAAGGCTTAAATGGTTTTTCAGACGAAGACTATCTATTATTAATGGGGGATCCTGCTGCAATAGGTATAGCCTGTAGTATTGCATCTCATATTAATGCTGGAAAGTTTAAAATGTTAAAGTGGGATAGACAAGAAGCAATGTATCTTCCCATCAATATTAACCTAAAATACTTTGGAGAGTATGATGAACAATCTTGACGATATCCTCAGTGGTGAGGCAATAAACACCATAAATGTCAAAGCAACACCTGATGAATTAAACAGGTTGAGCAGATTGGCAAACGAACTTATCGCACGACAAAAAGATGTCAAAGTCCATGAAGAGTCGATCAAGACTTTCAAGGAGAGGATAAGAATGATCTCCGAACAAGAAATACCTGATCTTTTAGCAGAGGTAGGGCTTTCTAGTTTTGAGTTAAGTGATGGAACTAAAATTAAAGTTGAACCTTTCGTAAGGGCTCATATATCAAAAGATCGAGCAAAAGAAGCTCATGCTTGGTTAGATGATAATGGTTTTGGTGAAATTATTAAAAAAGAAATAAACTGTAAATTTGGTAGAGGGGATAATAGATTTACCGAAGTATTAAGTCAGCTTGATACATTAGGTATTGATACTACTACTAAAGAAGCAGTTCACCATTCAACTTTAAATTCTTTCTGTAAAGAACAAATGGAAAAAGGAACAGATATTCCTGTAACTACTTTTGGTCTTTATAGTGGATTTGTAACTAAAATAAATAAATAAGGAGGACAATATGTCAGAAAAAGCAGTTGCAAGAAAAGAAGAAACATCAATCTTAGCGATTGATGATGAGATACTAGCTAATGGTACAGGTTTTGAGGATACAAGTTCTGAAGACTTTGCTATTCCATTTATCAGAATATTACAATCTGGTAGTCCACAAGTAAAAAAATCAGAGGGAAAGTATATTAAAGGTGCTGAAGAAGGCGATATACTTAATACTGTTACTAGTGATATTATTGGTGGAGAAGAAGGAATTATTGTTGTTCCTGTCTACTATCAGAAAAAATATATCGAATGGAAGCCAAGAGAAGCTGGAGGTGGATTAGTAAACCCAGATCACGAAAGAACTATCTTGAGTGAATGTACTAGAAATGAGTCTAATCGACTTGTTTTATCTAATGGTAATTATATTGATGAAACTGCACAGTTTTATGTTATGGTTACTAATAAAGAAGAAACCGAATGGCAACAAGCCGTCATAGCTATGTCCTCTACTCAATTAGGTAAAGCTAGAAAATGGTTAAGCCAAATGAAACAGAGACGTGTAAAAAATAGTAAAGGTGAACTAGTCGAAGCACCTTTATTCATGTTTCGTTATTTAGCTAAAACTATGCCTGAGCAAAACGATAGAGGTGCTTGGTATGGTTGGTCTATCGGTCTTGATGGTCCTGTACAGGAGAAAAACTTTATGTTAGAAGCAAGTCGCTTTTTGAAAAGTATTCGTGCTGGTGATGTAAAAGTTAAACAGGATGAAGTTAATGAAGACTCAACACCTAAAGATGACGAAGTACCGTTTTAATCAAGGGGGCGAAAGCCCCCTTTTACCATTCGGAGAAAGATATGACTACAAGCTATAGCAAAATTAAAGGTAGATCAAAAGGATATCGCTACAGAAACTCGATAGTAGATTTACAAAGAAAACTTTGGAAAGAGAATGAAAAGAAAACTCCTGCAGAGTTAGGAGAACATGAACGATTTGAAGATGACCCAAGGGCTTTAAGAGAACAAGATTATGGTAAAGTAAATAAAATACCAACCTCATTTTTACATAATCGTAGACATGACTACTAAAACAGTAAAGGACTTTGCTACTCTTTTTTCTGGGTTGAGAAAGGCATATGGATCATATGCTCCAGAGGAAGGAAATGGTGTAGGAAAAGAAAAAGGTCGATATAGAATTATATCTGAAGACATAGATGATCTTCGGCTACAAGAATTATGGAAAAACCATTTAGAGGGTAAAAACTCTCTTGGTATAATACCAATTACAGAAACTAATACTTGCACATGGGGTGCTATTGATATTGATCAATATCCTTTAAACCATAGTGATTTAGTAACTAAATTCATAAAAACAAATAAGTTACCATTTGTAGTAGCTCGTTCTAAATCTGGTGGTGCACATATATTTGTATTTCTTAGTGAACCTGTAAGTTGTGCTATTGT